GTGAAGTTGCCGCTGGTATTGCCATAACCGTTCGAGTTATCGGCGCAAAAGAAAACCACGTGCGAAGCGACTGGGATTCTCTGGCCTGTTTCCGAAACGGTCAGTGCGCGGTGCGGCGAACGCTCACACAAAGAGTGCAGAACAGCAATCGACTGGGCGCGAGCAAAACCGATTTCATCGAGCAAGATAATCGCGCCAGCATATTGAATGGCCTGAGTAATAATCCCAGCCTTCCACACAACAGAGCCAGCGTCAATCGAGTTGCCACCGATAAAGTCGGCACGTTCAAGCGCCTCGTCAAAGTTAATCCGGAACAAGCGCCGACCGAGTCGGGCCGCAATCTGAGAAGCGAATTCTGTTTTACCAGTACCGCGCTCACCAGCGAGCCAGCAGTTATCGGGAAGCTCATCGCTCAGGGCAACCAAGGCCTGATGGAGAATGACAGGGTTGAAGACATAATCATCAACCATTTTCGGGGCATTGACATCGCCCCAGTATTCAATCTCCATGTCACCAAAATCAACCGTCTCACCATCGACAACGTATTTGCAAATGTCGCCGAATAATTCCTTGGCTTTCTTGAGAGTGGTTGCGGGAATAACAGCGGCAATCTCTTGAATACGTTCGACAGGGGTAACCTGTTTAAACGCATCAAACTGAGAAGCAATCGCGGCGCGAATCTCGTTATTGACCTTGGTGTAATCAACGCCAGTAATCGATTGAAGCTTAGCCTCAATATCATCGGTCAGTTTCCGATGAGCCTCATTAACAAGCTGTCTGTCATTAACGATTTTGTTGAGGAGATTATCAACATCGGCGCGAATCGAATTGACATTTGCCTCAGCGGTAGTCGCGCTGATAACCGCGTCATTAATCTGGGCCACAATCATAGGGTCAGCGGTAGCGCCAGCCTGAACCATTTTAAGTGGCTGTATTTGCTTGCAAAGCTCGAGAGTCAAGCCGCCCTGATTAATGTAATGCTCGCAAGCATTAATCGCCTCAACCCGAGTGGGCTTGGCATCAACGCCAATATAAACAAGAGCCGCATTAAGTTTAGCGGCAGGGATTAAGGAAAGCTGCATTCTGATATTCATAATGACCTCGCAATTAAAGGGTGAATTGATTGTTATCGACAGGGCAAACAGGCAAACCGACATCCGCCCATTTCTTGGTGAGCCGGATAGTAAATCCGCAAGCGGGGCAATATGCTTTGAGCAATCGAGTGCCTTGGGTTTTGTATTTATCCTCAGCGTTTAAACGAGCGTGAGGATAAGCGCCGAGAGATTCAGTGAGCGGCCCGAGATTCTCTTTGAATTGCTCACCCACAACCGTATGCGTGGGCTTGCCATCGAGGAAAAGCTTTTTGACCAGAGCGGGAAAGCGTCCCTTGTGACCGTCACCATCGGTAGCGGCGTGGGCCAACTCGTGGACCAGAATGCCCATCACCTCAATAGGATTATCCTGTTTGGGGGTGATGAATATCTCGTGGTGATTATCGGCAGACGCGGCGGGAGAGTGGTGCTCACCGATAACCGCACCGCGACCACCGCGACTTGGGAAGCCGCAGGTCACCCGAATCTTGTCGGGTAATGGATGCCCAACAGATTCAAACAAAGGCCGGAGAGATTCAACGGCCAGATTCAACCAGTCTTCACGTTTCATATTACACCTCGCAGTTAATTCAAACAAAATCCGATAATGCACTAGCGATAATGCATTATCAAGTGTGTTTAAATGTTCCAGAGAACGTAGAAAAAGTAACCGAACATTAATATCACAAAGATAATCGCGCAAAACAGGTCATAGAAAAATGATTTCATTTCTCATCCTTCACACAATCGATGTAAGCAATCACATCTCTACGGTACGTGAACGTTCGGCGTTCGCCAAAAAAGTCAAGCCTGTATCGCCCCCAATATCCGGTTGGCACATTACGGTTTAACTGAAACTGTATGCCGCGATATTCAAACTTATCGCCGCCAAGCTTAATGATTTTCATAATCCCCTCGCTTTCAAAGCCAGACATTCTTGATAGGAACCAGTAAAGATAATGCGATAGCTGTTGCGCACGTCACAACCCTTACAGACGATAATGTTGCCAAAGGCATTCACTTGGGCGGTGTACATTCAAGCCTCCCAGATTAAACCGTCAGCAATTAACTGCCGAGCACAACGACCGTACCAACCTTGAAGTTGCCAAGCCATGCCTGTATTAACCAGATATTGCCAAGCTTCCAGATATTGCTCTTGAGATTCATAATCGATGAAACCTTCAACGATTTGAATTGCCTTAATAGAATCCATAATCACCTCGCAGATAATCGATGCAAACCGCATCGGACAGGGCTCTCATAAAACCCTGTCAGTGTGGTCTGTTATCAGTGTCGCCACTGGGTCTCGCACTCGTCTGGAGAACCAATCCAGAGTCAAAGCGGTCGGGCATTTACCATCTCGTTCCTGTTGCTTTATCTCATCCGAGAGCAGAGCAGTACTAGTCTTACACCCTGTCAGCACCAACAACACACTAGCACCAACACAAGCGATATGCTAGCACTACCAGCAAGGGTGTCAACAAAAAGTTTAAACAAAGTTGTCAATTGTGTTGCGTTTAAACAACACATAGTGTCGTTCACAAGGGACAAACGGTCGCATGGTTGATGGCGTTATGCAGGTTGGTACAGTGAGCGGTACGCGAACAGCAGTTGCATGTTGATGCTGTTGTATATGTAAGGGTGAAACCAATTGACTATTGAAAGGGTCAAACAATGATTAAAGAGCCAAACGAAGCATTTGAAGAGCCTCAAGAGGGTTTAAACGAGCCGCATGGTGATGCTGGTGTGGATAATGACGAACGCAATGGTAAGGCGGGGGATTCCTCGAATGAAATCAGCGAAGCGATGCGGATAGCTGTTGCAAAAGTAAGAGAAAAGAAAACAAAGAATGGAAAGGTATATGGTGTAAAGAATAGAGAGGACAAAAGGATTACTCCAAAGATGAGATTGTTCAGCTCTTTGGTGGCTCAGGGACATTCACCTAAGGAAGCCTACAAAAAAGCCTACGATGTAAGAACCACCAACGAGGCAGTGATTCAGGGTAATGCGAACAAACTGATGAAGGATGGGCGGATAAGTGGATTAATGGAGTCTGTCTGGGACTCTGTAAAAGAAAACATAGTTGACGACCAAGTGGCCGCTAGACGCAAGATTATGGGAGACCTACTCAAGCATGCGGATAATGAAACAAACAGGCTTGGCGACCGTTTAAAGGCTCTGGAGCTAATGGGTAAAGCAATCGGTATGTTCACCGATAGAGTTGAATCAAAGATTGAAGAGATTGATTCAGACAAACTCAAACGTGAGCTCGATGGTCATATACAGTCATTCAACACCGCCAAGATGAAAGCGTCATTGAAGATAATCAAGCGCTCGACTCCAACCGATAATGGCGATTCATCTGCGCAGGCCGTTTAAACGATTTGGCATTCGGGGTACGGCATAATCGATTGGGATTATCCCGACCCTGCCACCCCCCACCCGACCGATTCGGGCCCTCCTCTGGAGGAATGCCTAACGCTCTATTTCCCACATCCCATCACTTCCCCTACCCATTACGAACGTTCTCACCCCCTCCCCCTCCTCATTTTTTTGTTGACATCGTTTAAACATTTGTACAGAATTACCCCCCATACGAACGTTCGTTTTAAAACATGGGGTGGTATATATGTCAGAAAATAAAGAGTTGACGGAACGACAGAAGAATGTTTTGGAGTTCATTAAGGCTTACTTGCAGCTTAAAGGTTTTGCACCTTCTTATGTTGATATTGCGGGTGGTATTGGTTTGAAGAGCAAGTCAAACATTTGCAGGATTGTTCATGAGCTTCATGAGAAGGGTTACATCAAGGTGAGTCCTTATAAGTTCAGGAGCATTAAGATGGGTAAGCCTAAAGATAAGACGGTCAACAAGATGGTTAAGCTATGACCTTGTTGACTGAGAAAGAGCTTAAGGCTTATCGAAAGACTTTGGACTTCCTTCCGGATAAGCATCCGGACATTGAGAAGATTCATAAGCTTCTTAGGGCTGACAGGATAGAGAGGTGTAGAGAAAACTTTATACCTTTCGTAAACTCCATGTGGTCTTCTTTCATTGCTGGCTCTCATCATGAAATCATGGCGGATGCTTTTGAGAGGGTCGCTAAGGGAGAATTAAAGCGGCTTATTATCAATATGCCTCCCCGGCATACGAAGAGTGAGTTTGCCTCTTATCTGTTCCCGGCTTGGTTCTTGGGTAAGTATCCTGAGAAAAAGATTATTCAAACGGCCCACACCGCTGAGCTTGCGGTTGGCTTTGGCCGTAAGGTGCGTAACTTGGTTAATACGCCCGACTACAAAGCTATCTTTACCACTCGGCTATCGACCGACTCAAAGGCCGCTGGACGTTGGAATACCAACAAGGGCGGGGATTACTTTGCTATCGGTGTTGGCGGCGCTGTGACTGGTAAGGGTGCGGATGTATTAATTATTGATGACCCGCATTCAGAACAAGAAGCCATGATGGGAAACCCTGCGGTATATGACCGAGTGTTTGAGTGGTACAACGCCGGTCCTCGTCAGCGCTTACAACCGGGAGGAGCCATTATCATTGTGATGACCCGTTGGTCTAAGAGAGACTTGACCGGTCAGATTATCAATAACTCCATTAAGCGCGATGGAGATGAGTGGGAGGTTATTCAGTTCCCTGCTTTGTTTGAAAGTGGAACTCCTCTGTGGCCTGAGTTCTGGTCCAAGAAAGAACTGGACACCATCAAGGCGGAACTTCCCGTTGGGAAGTGGGAAGCTCAGTACCAACAGAATCCCACCTCAGAAGAGGGCGCGATTGTTAAGCGAGAGATGTGGCGTATATGGGAGAGCGAGCATCCTCCCGGCTGTGAGTACATCATTCAGTCTTGGGACACCGCTTTTGAAAAGCACAACAGGGCCGACTACTCTGCTTGCACAACGTGGGGCGTCTTTAGGCATCCCAACTCAAATGGGGATGAGGTTGCCAACATTATTCTTTTGGATGCATTCAAAGACCGCATGGAGTTTCCAGAGCTCAAGAGAAAAGCTTTTGAGATGTATAAGGAATGGAATCCAGACAGTTTGATTATTGAAAAGAAAGCGGCTGGTGCTCCTTTGATTTATGAAATGCGCCAACAAGGAATACCGCTCCAAGAGTACACACCCAGCAAGGGAAATGATAAGATTGCCCGTGTAAACGCGATATCGGATTTATTTGCTTCTGGGATGGTGTGGTGTCCTGAGACCCGCTGGGCTGAAGAGCTGATGGAAGAGTTGGCCTCGTTCCCCAATGGGGACCATGATGACTTGGTTGACTCAAGCTCTCAAGCCCTATTAAGATTCCGTCAAGGCGGATTCATTCGTTTAAACACCGATGAAGAAGATGAACCGCAATACTATCGCCGCAAGGTTGCCTATTATTAAGGACGGATATGCTTTCTAAATCATTGAGCCAAGCACCTTCTGGATTAGAAGGATTAGAAGAGGGTCCTGCAATTGAGATTGAAATTGAAGACCCCGAATCGGTTCACATCCATGCGGGCAATATGGAGATTAGCCTTGAGAAAGGTGAAGAGGATTTTGATGAGAATCTCGTAGAGCTATTAAGCGACAGTGAAATCGCCATGATTGTGGGCGACCTAATCTCGGACTACGAAGATGATGTCACCTCCCGCCGCGATTGGATGCAAGCCTATGTGGATGGATTAGAGCTCCTTGGCTTGAAGATGGAAGACCGCACCGACCCTTGGCCGGGGGCTTGTGGTGTCTATCACCCCATCATGGCAGAAGCGTTGGTTAAGTTCCAAGCCGAAACCATCATGGAAATCTTTCCCGCCTCTGGTCCGGTAAAAACCGAAATCATTGGTAAAGAAACCCCAGAGAAGAAAGATGCGGCCACCAACGTGGAAGCCGACATGAACCACCAACTGGTGGATGTCATGACCGAATTCCGCCCCGAGACCGAGCGCATGCTTTGGGGCTTGGGTTTGTCTGGTAATGCGTTTAAGAAGGTATACTACGACCCTCATCTCGAGCGGCAAATTTCTATATTTGTTCCCGCTGAAGATGTGGTGGTTCCTTGGGGTGCTTCCTCTTTGGACACCTCGCCTCGCGTGACCCACGTGATGCGCAAGACCGAAAACGAGCTTCGCCGTTTACAGGTCATGGGCTTTTATGCGGACATTGATTTGGGTGAACCCAATAATAGTCTCGATGAGGTAGAAAAGAAGATAGCGGAAAAGATGGGGTTCAAAGCCACCACCGATGACCGCTATAAGCTTTTGGAAATGCAAGTTGATTTGGACTTGCCCGGATTTGAAGATACAGACAAAAAAGGAAACCCAACCGGTATTGCTTTACCCTATCTCATCACCATCGAGAAGGGCAGCAATAAATGTTTGGCAATTAGAAGGAATTGGAAACCTGATGACAAAAACAAAAAGAAACGACAACACTTCGTACATTATGGATACATCCCCGGCTTCGGTTTTTATTACTTCGGTCTTATCCATCTCATTGGAGCATTTGCTAAATCCGGGACCTCCATCCTTCGACAACTCGTGGATGCGGGAAGTCTTGCAAACCTGCCCGGCGGATTCAAATCTCGAAACCTCCGAATAAAGGGGGACGACACCCCAATCGCTCCCGCAGAGTGGCGCGATGTGGATGTCACTTCAGGGACCATCAAAGACAACTTCTTACCTCTTCCTTACAAAGAACCCAGTCAAGTTCTGGCTACTTTGTTAGACAAGATTATTGATGAGGGCAAGCAGTTTGCCAGCACCGCCGACATTCAAGTTGCGGACATGTCTGCCAATTCGCCGGTGGGAACAACGCTGGCAATTCTGGAGCGCACCCTCAAAACAATGACCGCGATTCAAGCGCGGGTGCATTACTCACTGAAGCAAGAGCTTCGCCTGTTGCGGGACATCATTCGGGACTACACCCCCGACTCGTATGACTACGACCCCATCGAGCAAGACCGCTTTGCCAAGAAGGCCGACTACGACATGGTGGATGTTATTCCCGTGTC